CTTGTTTTTTGGCTTATTCCTTGCCGTCAAGGCGGTCATACTCTTGAAGGCTATGGAGGAAGGTGGAAACTGGAAAGACGCAGTGCCTTTGATGTTTGACAATGAAACCCAAGCACTCTTTTCTGCTATTATCGCATTTTGGTTTGGGCAACGTAGTGTCTCTAAATTTATGGGAGCGAACAAATGATCTTAACTCCTTCACAAGTTAACCTCTTGCTTCACGGCAACGATGATTGGTCCCAGTGGGTTGAACCGTTGCAGACCCTGTTACCGAAGTATGAAATTGATACTCCTAACCGAATTGCTATGTTCATGGCTCAATGCGGGCATGAGAGTAATAACTTTCGTGTTTTAAAAGAGAACTTAAACTATTCGGCTAAGGCGCTTGATGCCCTTTTCTCAAAATATTTTCAACGTGCGGGTAGAGATGCTCAAGAGTATCATCGTCAACCAGAAAAAATTGCAAATGTTATCTACGCAAATCGCATGGGTAACGGCCCAACTGAAACTGGCGATGGCTGGCGACACAAGGGGGCGGGCGTAATCCAGTTGACGGGCAAAAATAATCAAACCGCTTTTGCTAACAGCCTAGGTAAAACTCTTGAACGCTCTAACGATTATCTTACTACAAAAAAGGGGGCATTAGAAAGCGCCTGTTGGTTCTGGAGTGAAAACCACCTAAATCGCTACTCTGATGACATTGTTAAGGCAACGAAAAAAATTAACGGTGGAACAATTGGCCTTGAAGATCGGAAGCATCATTATCAAAACGCCCTAGAAATTCTGGGCGGCAAGATGAACCCGTCGCCCGCGCCCACTTTGTTTAAGGTAGGATCTGAGGGTGAAAGCGTCAAGAAAATACAAGAAGCTCTTGGTTTGGATGCTGATGGGCTCTTTGGTCAGTTGACCGCTAAGTATGTTAAAGTATGGCAGGCGGGTAATGGCTTGGAACCTGACGGAATAGTTGGACCAAAAACATATAAGGCAATGTTGGCTTAAATCCTATTGCCATTCGTATAGATTATAGTAGTCTGCATATCAGATAAACTGGGAGTTTATAGGAATGGATGAGATATTCATTGCGGAGGCCGTTTTTCGCATGATAAGAGATAGGCGACAAACTATTGTTGAAACAATGCAGTTTGGCAATGTGAAGTCTATAGAGCAATATCGAGAGCTTATGGGGAATTTAGATTCCTTAAATTTCGTGGAACAGGAACTCAAGGGCCTGCTAGATAAACAGGAGCGTAGTAATGACTGACGCAAAAAAGATAGACTTGAAAGCAGCACAGGAGGCCGTTGCGGGTCTCGGAAAAGAAAAAGTGCTTGACCCCGAAAAAATCGGGGAAAACCTCTTAGAAAGAATGCCCGGCCCAACGGGTTGGAGACTGTTGATTCTTCCGTACCGCGGCAAGGGTCAAACAGACGGCGGTTTATATCTTCCCAACCAAGTTGTTGAGGAAAACGCTATCTCTACCCAAGTAGGATACGTCCTAAAGGTTGGTGAATTAGCGTATCAGGACTCGGACAAGTTTCCGAATGGTCCGTGGTGCGCAAAGGGTGATTGGGTAATGTTTGCCCGTTACGCTGGCTCGCGCTTTAGGATCGACGGCGGCGAGGTTCGTATTCTTAACGACGATGAGATTTTGGCAACTATCCAAAGTCCCGAAGATGTTCTACATTTCTAGGAGTAAACTATGTCTGAAGACAACCAAATAGAACTTGATTTAACTGCGGAAGACGCTTCCGGTACAGAAGTTGAAATCTTAAACGACGGCTCTGATAACGAGGATTCGTTTGAAAAAGCGGAAAGCTCTACGCAGAAGCGCATTGATCGACTTACTAAAAAGATGCGCGAAGCAGAACGCCGTGAAAGCGAGGCTTTAAACTTTGCCAAGCAGGTTCAAGGAGAGTCCCAGCAGCTTAAAAGCCGCATGGCTAACTTGGACACGAGCTATGTTAAAGAGTACACTCACAGGGTTAACACTGAATTAACTCAGGCGGAGCAAGAGTATGCTCGTGCTATGGAGATGGGTGACAGCCAAGCTGCGGTTGAGGCAAACCGTAGGTTAACAGCGCTTTCTATTGAGAATGATCGTGCTTCTCAAGCTAAGATGCAACAAGAACGCGCTAATGCTCAACGCGAGCAACAGCAGCCGCAACAACAACAGCAGCAGCAGCAGCAACAACAGCAAGAAGTGCGCAGGCCAGACCGTAAGGCTGAGTCTTGGGCCGAGAAAAATGAGTGGTTTGGTCAAGATGATGCCATGACATATGCGGCTTTCGGAATACACAAAACGCTTGTTGAAGATGAAGGGTTTGACCCGCAGAGCGATAGCTACTATAATGAACTCGACCAGCGTATTGGACAGAAGTTTAATATGCCGTCTAACAACACTAGCAGGCGACCCGTCCAGACGGTTGCTGGGGTTTCGAGATCAGTTTCTGGGCGCAGTAGTGGGAAAAAGGTTCGACTCACCCCGAGCCAAGTCGCAATTGCGAAAAAACTGGGTGTGCCGCTAACTGAATACGCAAAATACGTGAAGGATTAGAAATATGTCAGATAATAAAATTGATCGAACGCCTCACGCAAACAAAACTCGGGAAAAGACGGCTGCGCGTAAGCCGTGGGCTCCCCCGTCTATGCTAGACGCACCACCTGCACCGGATGGTTTTAAACATCGTTGGATTCGCGCCGAAACGCGTGGCTTTGATGATCGCAAAAACATCAGCGCTAAAATGCGCGAAGGTTGGGAACTTGTCCGTCAGGATGAATACCCCGACTTTGAATCCCCGGTAGTCGAAACAGGTAAATATGAAGGTGTTTTTGGAGTTGGCGGTTTAATGTTGGCTCGCATCCCTGTTGAAACCATAAAAGAGCGGACTGATTATTTTGCAAAAAGAAATGCAGATCAATTAGAAGCTGTGGATTCTGACATGATGCGAGAGAACGCACATTCAACCATGACGATTAGTAAAGCTGATCGTCAATCTCGTGTAACTTTTGGTGGTCCAAGGAAGTAAAATTATTCGGACTACCTTCCCACTGAGGAGAAAGATAAATGGCTAATATAGATTCATCTTATGGCCTTCGACCAATTTCCCGACAGGGTAGCAGTGTATCATCTACTGGCATGACAGAATACCGTATTGCCGCTGGTAACACTAACCCTATTTTCCACGGCATGGCGGTTATTCCGTTGGCTACGGGCGTTATTGACGATCTACAAGCTGCGGCTGGTGGTAACGTTTCTATCGTAGGCGTTTTTGGCGGATGTGAATTCGTTTCAGCTTCCACAGGAAAACCAACTTGGTCCAATTTCTGGCCGGGTTCAGGGGCGAATACAAATCACCCCGTTAAAGCTTTTGTGTACGATGATCCAAATCAATTGTTCCAGATTGCTACATCTAATGTTGTAGGTGGTCAGAACACTGAAGCGGAAGTACGCACCAGCGTGTTTGCAAACATTGCGTTTGCAACAGGTAACTCTGGGTCGACTGCAACGGGTCTTTCATCTGCAACCGCAGATTTAAACACGGTAGCCGCTACCAACACTTTGGCACTGCGAATTATGGGCATTCAAGACGATGCAGGTAATTCCGACTTCACTGTTGCGGGTATTCCATTAATTGTTCGTATAAACAACCACTTCAATGCGCCTACTGGCTCCATTGCTGCGGCCACTGTTTCTACAACTGGCGTATAAGGAAGGGTAGAATAAAATGGCTATTTCTCGCGCACAACTAGCAAAAGAGCTAGAACCGGGTCTTAACGCCTTGTTTGGCTTAGAGTACGACCGCTACGAAAACGAGCATGCTGACATCTTTGACGAAGAAAGTTCTGACCGAGCTTTTGAGGAGGAAGTTATGCTCGGAGGTTTCTCAACGGCTCCTGTGAAAGGTGAAGGTTCTGCCATCACTTTTGACGATGCTCAAGAAACTTACACAGCACGTTATACTCACGAAACTATCGCACTGGCGTTCTCTATCACAGAGGAAGCTATCGAAGACAACTTGTATGATCGTTTGGCGTCTCGTTACACCAAAGCTCTGGCTCGCTCTATGGCGCAGACAAAGCAGATCAAAGCAGCCGCGATTCTGAACAATGCGTTCAGCGCGGGTGTTAGTGCAATTGGTGACGGAGCAGCCTTGTGTTCCAATGCTCACCCATCGTTGTCTGGCAACCAGACAAACCTTCTAGCCGTCGCAGCCGACCTCAACGAGACTTCTCTTGAGCAAATGCTGATCGACGTTGCAGGTTTGACTGACGAGCGTGGTCTAAAGATCGCTGTTCGTGGTATGAAGTTGGTTATCCCTAAAGAACTGCAATTTATTGCAGAGCGGGTTCTTAACTCCAACCTCCGCCCCGGAACAGCGGACAACGACGCAAATGCGATGAAGAACATGGGTATGTTGCCTGATGGGGCAGCAGTTAATCACTTCCTTACAGATAGTGATGCCTATTTCATCAAAACTGACGCTCCTAACGGCTTTAAACTATTTAACCGTTCACCAATCAAGACCGCTATGGAAGGCGATTTTGACACTGGTAACATGCGGTTTAAGGCCCGTGAGCGTTACAGCTTTGGCGTATCTGATTGGCGTTCTGTGTTCGGCACTCCCGGCGCAGCGTAAATAACGGCTAATGGCGGGTACTAGTGGATTCTACGCACCCGTCGGTGTCAGTTTGGAAGGGGCGATTTCGGTTGCCCCTTTCTTTTTGTTTGCAGATGCTGTATTGTACTAATATTCCCTGACAGTCGTATGGTGCGGCTGACTAACCCAGACAGGAGATCAACATGGGTACTACAACTTTTTCTGGCCCGATTCGGGCAGGCACAATCAAAGATACAACGGGTACTACTGTAGGCACTAATGTTGCCAACGTGGGTCAAGTTGTTATGGCTCAGACCTTCTCAACAGGTGTTGACTTAGACGGCGGCGCGTCTGCCGCAAACACAACTACCGTTGTTATCCCGGCAAACACCCAGATCGTTGATATTGTTATTGACGTTGTTGGTGTTATGGCAGGCGCAACTTGTGTTTTCAGCATTGGCGATACCATAGGCGGTAACGCCACCCTATTAAATAGTTTTTCAATCTCAGTGGCTTCGGGCGCGGGTCGTAAGTACCCAACAACAGAAGCTGGCGGAGCGTTAATCTGGGCCGATATTGGCAATAAAGACCTACGCTTAACTTGGACTTCTACCGGAGCAACCAGTAACGGCGAAATCCGCGCAACTGTGTTGTACCAGCAGAACAATAACCTCATTGCTTAATCCCTTAACATAGGAGGGTTCTGTTATGGCAGGCTCAGACATTACCGCTACAACGGTAGAAGGCAGCATTGTATCTGGCGTATTTGATCCCGCCTCCACCACGTTTATCGCGGCGGCAGCAAGACCAAATTTGGTGTTTACGTTAGCTAATACCTTTTTCGCTACATCCAATGCCGACACTGCCCGTAGAATATCTGTCACCACTACGGGGGCAAATGATAATAACAAAACGGTAACTATCGTTGGACTGGATTTGAATGACAAGACTATAACAGACATCATAACTTCTACGGGTTCTGCGGCAACTGTTGATGGGGTTAGGTTCTTTAAAAAAATTGTTTCTGCAACGTGTAGCGCCCAGTACGCCGCTAACGTTTCTTTGGGGATAACGGACTTAGCCACCAGTTCATTACTTACAGGAAGGACTAGGCTGAAGGCGTTTACCACTATTTCCAACGCGGCTTCCACAAGGATAGAATTTATCAACGGGACAGCCCCCGCAGACGATGGTGCCGAGGCAGTGTTTATCACAAGAACCAGTGGCGTTGCTAACGCAGCAGACGATGTTTATATTCCAGAAGAAGGTGTTCTGTTTAAAAATAATCTGATGATTCAGTTTAATGTTTCTGGGGCAAAAATGGTTACCGCATTCCACGCATAGGAGTTTACTGTGGGTGATGATACACCAATAAAACGGAATAAGAAAAATTACCGCCCCACCAAATCGGGGGCGGGGATGACTGAGAAGGGTGTGGCCGCTCACCGAAAAAAGAACCCCGGATCCAAACTGAAGACTGCGGTTACTGGTAAAGTTAAAGCGGGAAGCAAAGATGCCAAGCGTCGCAAGTCTTACTGCGCCCGTTCTGCGGGTCAGATGAAAAAGTTTCCAAAGGCTGCAAAAGATCCAAACAGTCGTTTGCGCCAAGCTCGTAAAAGATGGAAGTGTTGAAAGGCAAAATCATGACGTTGACTAAAGGTAATAAAAGAAAAGTAAAAAAAGTTATTAAGGGCCTCAAGAAAGCTTCCAAGCTTCATGCGGGTCAGGCCAAGACTCTTAAAGGTGTGGTCGGTAACCGAGTCAAAACATAGGGGATAGTTTTTTATGAGTAAACGGGGATTATATGCTAATATTCATGCTAAAAAGCGGCGGATAGCCGCTGGAAGTAAAGAAACAATGCGAAAGCCGGGTTCTACGGGGGCCCCGACTGCGGCTAATTTTAAGGCTGCTGCTAAAACTGCAAAGACCCCTCAAACTGCTGCTATTGGTGGCGAAATGAAAGTGAGCAATTCAATGATGAAGAAAAAAGGTTATGCTAAAGGTGGGGTCCCCAAGATGAAGAAAAAGGGCTACGCTAAAGGCGGTGCATTAGTTAAGAAAAAACCTGTTGCTGTAAAGAAAAGGTCTGGCGGCGCTATGATGAAGAAAAAGGGTTACGCTAAAGGCGGCGCAGTTAAAAGAAAGAAATAATAAATAAATGCCTTTTTTACAGAGTAATATACCACACTTTAAGTGTTGGGTTCGTCGTGAGTTTACGGTCAACCATGAGCGTTATCACGGCGAATTCCTGCATGCTATGGTCATTGCCGTAACAACAATGCCCAACCGTTGTTTAAGCTTCCAAGTAATCTTTACGGGTTGTGAAGCTGATGAGGAGGGTGATGCTAATGTTCACGGCGGTGCAATGTGGGCTCGTATGCCTATAACCGCTTTGGTTGCAGACGAAGTTTTTGAAGAGTGGCCCAAACCTATGGCCGTACACGAGACACAACCTTGGGACTGTCCCTCACACACACACGCTGTATATATTTTAGAAAGAGCTACTCCGTGTCCTTGGATGGCAAAGATAGACGGTAAATTTTTTCCTGCTAAATACATGTTTACGGTTGATTATACTGATACGGATGTTGCGGATGATCCGGCTCAACACAAGCAGGCTCATGTTATGCAGTTATTAGACGCGGGCGAGTGGACAGGAAACATCGTGGCGTTACCAAATAACCGTGTAAGGGTAACTCACCCAGCTTGGTTTGAAACTGGAGAAGGCGCTCCTGACTTCAAGCCTTCACAGCATGTACATTATTCTAAATCTGATTTAGACTATACGTTAGATGTAAACCAAATATTTGATAATATTTACAGCGAGGAATGAGATGGCAGTTTCTAGCAGCGTAGATTTTGAACTTGATGTAGCTGAATACATTGAAGAGGCGTTTGAGCGTTGTGGCTTAGAGGTAAGAACTGGCTATGACCTTAAATCGGCCAAGCGATCTTTAAACCTTATGCTGGCGGAGTGGGCCAACCGTGGTTTAAACCAGTGGACTATCGCACAGCGAACCCTTTCCTTGGTTCAGGGAACGAGTGCATATCCGTTAGGCGCGGATGTAATTGATATTCTTTCTGTGGTGGTTCAACGGGACGGCACGGATTTTGCATTATCTAGGTTGAGTCGTGATAGTTATTTAAATATTCCAAACAAGACTACTCAAAGCCGCCCAAACCAATTCTTTTTAGACCGCCAAGTTACTCCAAGTTTAAAGATTTGGCCTGTTCCAGAAAACAATACAGACGTTATTTTTTATAACGCGCTCACCCGAATGGATGATGCGGACACTTACATAAACACTGTAGATATGCCCTTTCGGTTTTATCCGTGCTTGGCTGCGGGATTAGCTTATTATATTGCTGTAAAGCGGGCCCCTCAGAGGGTCCAACTTTTAAAGGCGATGTATGAAGAAGAGTTTGAACGAGCCATGACGGAGGATCGTGATCGGGCCTCTTTTAACGTGGCTCCTAGCCCTGATTATTACAGGGTGGGATAA